GGTGGCGTGACCAATGCCCGTACCCTCTCCAAGGCTGAGACTGGCGACGTGATCGTCGGCTCGCTCGAAGACGTGGGTATGCTGCAGTTCGACAAGTGGGCTGACCTGCGTCCGTCCCTCGAAATGATCAAGGGTCTGGAACAGCGCCTCGCGTTCGCCTTCCTTCTCAACTCCGCTATCCAGCGTGGTGGGGATCGGGTGACTGCAGAGGAGATCCGATACATGGCTGGTGAACTCGATGATGCCCTCGGTGGCACCTACTCGCAGTTCGCACAGCACCTCCAACTGCCCTTCGTGAAGGCCCTGATGGCTCAGCTACAGAAGCCCAAGGCGAAGGAATACAAGCTGCCCAAGTTGCCGTCCGGTATCAACCCGGTGGTGGTGACTGGTCTCGAAGCCCTTGGTCGTGGTCATGACCTGCAGAAGCTGGACGTGTTCCTTGCTGGTATGCAGCAGACTATCGGCCCGCAGGCTGTGATGCAGTACCTCAATGTCGGTGAGTACATGGCACGTCGTGCTGTGGCGCTCGACCTCGACATCGGTGGACTGATCAAGCCGCAGGAGCAGATCGAGGCTGAACAGCAGCAAGCTATGCAGATGGAAATGATCAACCGTCTCGGCCCGCAGGCAATCGCCCAGGCGGGTGGAATGATGAAACAAGATGTCGCCAACCAAGCGCAAGAAGGAACCCCAAGTGGCTGATGCCAATGTCTCTAAGATCGGCGTGAACAGCGCTGTCGAGAAAGAAACCGTCGCTGCTGCAGTTGAACCTGCGGCTCCCCCGGCTGAACCCGTAGCTCCGAATGTGAGCGAACGGCGCGTGGTCGGTAAGCGCGTAGTCGAAGCCTACGGGCAGAAGATCGTCGTCGAGAACCTCTAATGGCCGAACAGGGTATTGTCGTACCCGAGACCGGAGCGGAAGCCCCGCCGCCGACGAATGCAGGTGACCGCCCCGCGTGGTTGCCTGAGAACTTCAAGTCTCCCGAAGACCTCGCCAAGTCCTACAAGGAAGCGCAGGCTGAACTTACGCGCCTCAAGCAGGGAAATCCCCCGGCTACTGAGGACAAGACCGCCTCTGGTTCACCTGCCGCTCCTGTCAAGGACCTCTCCATCCCCGATGCTGACGCCGCAAAGGCCGCAGTGGATGCAGCAGGTCTGAACTTCGATGCGTTCGCTGACGAGTTCATGAAGGAAGGCAAGCTGGCTGACACGAGCTACGCTGCTCTTGAGAAGGCTGGTATCCCCAAGGCCATCGTGGACACGTTCATTGCAGATCGTCAGCGTGAAGCTGAGAGCATCCGCGGTGAGGTGATCCAGATCGCTGGTGGTGACGAAGCCTTCCAGTCGATGGTCCAGTGGGCCGCGACCAGCTACAAGGACGCCCCCGCGTACAACGCTATGATCTCCTCAGGTGACCCAGCGCAGATGCGTGTTGCCATCACGGCACTCAAGACCGCATACGTGCAGGCCAACGGCAATGAGCCTAACCTGATCATGGGGAACGGTGTTGCTACTGGTGGTGACGTGTATGCCAACGATCTCGAAATGGTCGCTGACATGCAGAAGCCTGAGTACAACAAGGACCCGGCGTTCCGACGCAAGGTTCAGGAAAAGGTTGCCCGCACGATGGGCGTCAAACTTTAACACAAGAACTCAGTTCCCGGCTGGCGTAACACCGGGGTAACTGTGGGGGTTAGGCTCCTCACTACTGCGTCAATATGGCCCGGGCCTCTGCCGAAAGGTACGCCCGGGGCTTCTCTAAAGGAAACCAATGATCAGCTACACGCACGAAGTTGGTGTTCCTCCGAACATCAATCAGGGACTATCGTCCAACACGAATGGCCGCATGATCGCTATGCTTGGCGAACCGCGCAATGCCTACGATCAGGAATGCCGTCCCGTTACCAACAAGAAGCTCGCTGCTCGTATGATCACTGAGAACGTCGGACCTTTCCGCGTTACAGGCTTCGATCTCGCAGTCCGCTCTCTACGTCCAATTCTCGCAGAGATAAACGCCAAGTACCCCGACATGCGTCTTGGGACTGCTGGTATGCTCTGCGTTCGCCGTGTACGCGGTTCGCAAACAGCGATCAGCAACCACTCATGGGGCTGCGCCATCGATCTCACGATTGACGGCAAGCTCGATGACTATGGTGATGGCAAGGTTCAGCACGGTCTCACTCTCATCTACCCGATCTTCAACAAGCACAAGTGGGTCTGGGGTGCGCACTTCCGCAAGGAAGATGGAATGCACTTCGAGGTCTCTTGGCAGTTGCTTGCTGAGTGGAAGGAGAAGGGACTGCTCCCGTGACAGAGATTGGCATGACGTACTTCGTCCTCTGCATGTTCCTAGTAGGTGCCTTCATGGCATACCTCACATGGAGGTGTCCGTGATGCAGCGATCCCGTCGAACATTCTCGAAGCGCGTGATCATCATCAATGGTATCCTCGCGTGGATCACGGTGTTCGCATCGATCCACTATGAGGTAGCAGAGATCGGTGTCACTGCTCTCGGCGTACTCGCCACCATCATCACCGCATATATGGGCGTAGGTCACATGGACTTCCGCTCGATGCTAAACATGGTCAAAGGAACAGATGATAGCGGTAGCCCTAGCCAATCTTCGTAGCATCCTAATCGGTGCGGCGATTGTCGCTGTAATCTCCGCAATCGGTGCGGTGTATTGGAAGGGGCGCGTTGACGCCCGCCATGCCATCGAACTGCAGTCGCTAGAGCGGCAGGTGGAGATACTCGAACACAACAACAAAGTCCTGAATGATGCTGCCCTCGCGGACAAGGAACGGGCTAAGCAGGACGCACTTGTCCTAGAAACTTATGAAGGAGCAGTTGATGCCCTCATGGCAGACCTTGAAGAAGCTGGGCGTATCTGCCTTTCTGCTCGTGACACTGATGGCCTGCGCGGCCTCTGGTCCGAAGGAAGTCCCAAGAACGCTACCAGTCCTCGCAAGTGAATACGAACGGTGCTTCGAGTACGAAGTACCAGCGCCTAAGCAGGGTGCAATGACGAAGGCCCAAGTGGTCAAACTCATTGCCGACCTCAAGCGTAGCGAGAAGGCCAAGTCGCAGTGCGGCAAGCGTCTCCTTGCTTTCTATGAAGACCTCAGGAAGAACCTCAAGTGACAACCATTGCGTATCGTGATGGCATCCTTGCCGCCGACAGTCTGGTCACACTAGGTGACACGAAGGTCCACGGCTCGTTCCAGAAGATCAGGCGCATTGACGACTACCTCATCGGCACTGCTGGTGGAGTAGCGGACAGCGAAAGGTTCATCCAGTGGCTCAAGGCTGGCGGTGAAGACGAATGCCCGAAAGGATCATACAGTGCCCTCATCATTGACCCGCGTGGTCGCCTACGCGAGATCGAGAGTGGCAGTCTTCTGCCTCGCCCTCGCAATGCTAAGTTCGCTGCCATCGGCTCTGGCGCACCGTACGCTATTGCGGCGATGTGGGCTGGTGCAACTGCCATCGAAGCAGTGAAGATTGCAGCCAAGATCGATACCTCAACCGGGCTTCCTGTGAAGTCCCTCAAGATTTGATGCGCGGTAGAGAAGTGGTATCTCAGTAGTTTCATAAGCTACATGTCGGGGGTTCGATTCCCCCCTGCGCTACCAATGTGCCACGGGAAACGGTCACTGCGCTTCGACGCACACCCCCCGTGGACAAGCACCACGCTGCGTTCCTCTGGACGTGGCCCCCGCAGGTTTCGGCTTGCGGATTACTACCCCGGTGGGCGGTCAGGTCCAAAGCCTGACGTGGAAGGTCACAAGCCTTCTGCAAACGCCCTCCGCATTCCGTGTTGAATAGTCACACTGACCACTCGTCGGTGACTTCAAGACCACACTACGCGAACTCTTGACCCTGAGAACTCCGGTACGCTGGAACAATCTTGGGACAATCTCGCTGTGAAGCGTGTGCAGGTTCGAGAAGGTTCTAACCCTTCCCCAACTCAACACACGGAATTATCCAATGACTAATGCTACCCTGACCCGCGTCGGTCAGATCAACGCCGCTGGCGACGTGGAAGCCCTCTTCCTCAAGATGTTCTCTGGCGAGGTTATGGCCTCGTTCAACCTCGCGAACGTCTTCGGTGACAAGCACCGCGTGAAGTCCATCTCCCAGGGCAAGTCCTATCAGTTCCCGGCCATCGGCACGGCGACCGCGGGTTACCACACCCCGGGCACCGAGATCGTCGGTCGTAACTCGATCCTGCAGGCTGAGCGCGTCATCTCCATCGACGACGTTCTGCTCGCGAACGAGTACATCGCTGAGATCGACGAACTCAAGCTCCACTACGACGTGCGCGGCGAGTACGCCAAGCAGATGGGCGAAGC